TCCTCATCGGGCTTTCTTCCGGCACGAACACCGTCCTGCTCGCGCATCCACTGGCGCAGGCGATCACCAGCGCGGCGAAGCACAGCAGGGTCGGGATCGGCATCTGAAGCGACAGATACGCCGCGCTTCTCAAGCCAGCCGAGCAGTCCGACCACGACTTGCGCCACGATCCGCTCAAGCATTCTTCTCCGCGTCCTTCGCGAAGATCAGGCCGATGCCCGCGATCACGGCAGCGGCGGTCGCGCCCCAGTCGGCAACGGTCGACGGGTCGGCGTCAAACATCGCGGTGAGCAGAGAGCCGACGGCGGTCAGGATCGCGGCGACGCCGAGAACGGTGGTGTTACGGTCTCTCACGGTGATGCCTTTCAAGTTCGGAGATGCGGTGCTCGAAGTTCGCCATGCTCGCGCGGAGCTCGGCAAGCATGACCTCGACTCTGGTGATCTTGCCGACCACGATCATGGTCGTAGACACCACTGCGGCGATGATCCCGATGGCGGCGGCAAGAACGTCGACGGTCATCGGATCACCATGTAGCGAAGGCGGTGACGTTTGTCGCCGCGGCGGAGGCGTTCGAACGGAACCACATCCGGGCAGGATTGGCGCGAACCGTGATCGGCCCGGGCGCCGCGAGGCCGATGTACGGAACGCCGTTGCCCGCGTCGTTTGCATTGGCAGCGTCGAAGATGCAGTTCGTGGTGCCCGTGAAGCAGAGCGTCACGTCAACGACGCCGCCGCCCCAGCCAGAGTCGAGCTGCTTGAAGGTGCTGCCGGAAAAGTTCGTGGTCATGTACGGCAGTTCTTTGCTTGGCATTTGATCCTCCTACGCGATCTTGATCGCAACGATGTTGGTGCAGTACGGGGCGCTCTGCGACGGCGTCGCAGCGCGGATCTGCGTGACACCGCCACCGACGGTGGTGGCGGCTTCGAGCGAGATGTTCGTGGTGGCGGTGAGCTGCACGATGGTGGTCATGTTGATCGACAGGGCGGCAGTCGCCCGGCTGATCGCGCTCGCAGCCGATCCGTAGACGGTGCCGAGCAGGGGCTCGGCGATGCGGATGTCGACGGTCGGGGTGCCGCTGGTCGAGTACGCGACCACGTTGCCGTGCACCAGCCAGTCGCCGGCTCCGAGGCTAAGGGTCTTGACCGTGTACCACGTCGTGGAATTGGTGAGCGTGATGTTGGACGCGATCACGTCGGCGGTGTAGGTCAGCGGCCACGAATCGATGTCGACGAGGAGCGCCGGCGCCGTCGTGATCGACAGCGACTGCACCGTCGGGGTGACGGTGAGCGACTGCACGGTCGGCGTGACGGTCAGATCAGGCACGGGTGACCTCCGGCGTGACGTAGAACGATCCCTCAAGGATGCGCGTCACGATGCCCGTGCCAGTCTCCTCATACTCGATGTCGTAGACGCCGGACATCGGAGCGGGAAAGTCATCGGTGACGGTCGCCGCAATGACTGGGATGATGTGGGAGTGCCCCGAGCCGCTGTGCGTCAGCGTGATGCCGCTGGCGTTGGTCAGCGAGAACACGGTCGATGTCGCGGCGTGCGAGGTGCGCCCCTGCATCCGCACCGTGTACCCGGTGGTGAGGTTGATGCCCTGCACCTCAAGGTCAAACGTGAAAGTCGCGCCCTGCTCGATGGTGATGTCGTAGCGTGCCGCCATTTATGAAACCCTCAGCGCGATGAGGCCGGTGGCGTTGTTGCCGCTGGCGTTGTTGGGTGTCGCCGCCTTCAGTACGTCGCTCGTCAGCGTTCCCGCCACCTGAAGCTTGATGGTAGTCGTTGAGGCGAGGATGGCAACGCCGTTGCAGCTGAGCGCCGCCCAGTTGTTGGCGACGCTCGCGTGGTACTGCTGCACGCTCGCGTAATGCGTGCTGCCCGTCGAAATGCGCAAGTCGTAGTTGCCGGCCGTCGTCGCGGTGCGCCCGATGGTTGCCGAAGCAAAGACAAGCCAGGTGCCTGCGGCCAGCGAGAGACTCGGACCGTCGTACCACGTGTTGGCGCTTGTCATCGTGACATCGGTGCCGAGGAAGGCGCTCTGCTGCGTGAGGCTGACCGCGAGCGTGCCGCTCGTCGTGATTGGCCCGCCCGTGACGCCGTAGCCGCCGTCGACGCTGGTGATGCCGCCGGCGAGCGCCTCGGTGCAGGTGCCGTCGATGGCCTGCGTGTTCACGATGAGCCAGATCACCGCGCCATCAGGCCCACGGTGCGGCACGCACCAGACCCAAGTATTCGTCGGGATCTGTACGGCGATGAACCCAGTGCCGCCGAGGTTGGCCTTATCGACGCCGTACGAGTAGGTGCCGGTCGCCGAGCTGGTGCCGTTCGTCAGCTCGCTGACGCTCAGCGCGTCGTAACTGGCGCCATTGACGCTCAGCGACGGGACGTACGACGCGCCCGAGTTTCCCACGACGGCCTCGCGGACGGTGTAGAGCCACCGCTTGTCCTGCCCGGCGATGGCCGTGGCGGCGGTCACCCGCATCAGCTTGCCGTGCACCGGGTTGATGGCGGGCAGCCGGCGCGCGCGGTCGGCGTCGGTCAGGTTCTGCTGGGCTGCGGCAATCCAGTCTCTCATGTCCACCATCCGTTTTCGGTGATCGTCTGGAGCTGCGTGTCGCTCGCGTAGATGTCGTTGAAGTTCACCGACGTACGCGGCAGGCGCTTCCACTTCACCTCGGCAGGGCCGAGCGATGCGTTCAGCTTCGGGTTGCCGTCCTCGGCGAACGTGGGCACCTGTTCGTGGTGGTACCAGCGGTCGAAGAGGAACTCGAAGGTGACCTCGTAGTACTCCATCGCGCCCGTCTTGGCGACGCTGACGCCCTCGCAGATCAGCGATCCAGCGGCGCAGCCGGCAAACGTGGCGCTGTTGATGGCGCCCATGTAGGTCGTGAGCGTCGCCGCCGCCGTGTCCATCGGCGTCGCGCTCGCGTCCTGCATGAACCTCATGCGGATGGCGACCTGCCCGACGGGCTGATCGGTGCCTTGGAACCCGCCCGCGATGGCGGTGCCGCCGATGTCCGCCGAAGCATCCGATCCCGCCGGCGGGCTGGTGCTCCACCCAGTGCGGTAGATCTTGCTCATGCGAGTGCGCGCGACGTACTCGACGCTCGACGGCAGCGCGTAGAGCATCGTTTCGGTGCTGGTCGGGTCGGTGACGTACATGGTCGACCACCGCATCCGCGCGATGACGGCCTGCTGGTTCTGCGCGTAGGTCAGCGTATGGCCTCGGTAGCGCGCGAACTGCTGCCACGACATCCCGGCGGGGACGCTGCCAGGCGGCACGAACACCTGATCACGGACGGGCAACACCTGCTCCGTGATCATCAGCTCTTCTTCGGTCGTGATGTTGATGTACTGGGCGGTCGGCGCTTTCTTGCGGATGATGCGCGTCGCCTCGATGGTCGACTCCTCGCCAAGTTCACCGATCTTGGTGGTGTACTCGGTCGTGTCGTAGGTGAATGTAGTCGTATCGGGCATTAGCGCATTGCTCCAAAGATCTTCTCGACGATGATCGAGTTTCGCACGGCAGCGTCGGCGAGCATCGACAGCGGACGATCCCAGCCCGCCCAGCCCTCAGCCTCATTGATGATGTTCTGCTGCCGCAGCTCCTCGTTCAGCATCTTGGCACGCGGTTCGGACGCCGTCGAGAGCTGCGCCTCAAGCGACGCTTGGTCGAGGTTCTTGCCGCCGACGATTGCGCCCACGAACGCTGCGGCCTGCGACGAGAACTCGTCAAGGCGCTGCATGATGTCGGGAATCAAGCCGGGGTCGGCGCTCGTTCCCATGCCACCGTAGAACGCCTGCGCCATTGAGGGGTTCTGCATCGTCTGCGCCTGCTTCTCCATCTCGGCCAGGCGCTTGAGGATGATGCTGTTTGCCGCGAAGGTCTGCGCGCCCGTTTCGTTGAACGCCTTGAACGCCTCGCTGGCGCCCTTGGTCTGCGCAGCAAACTGCTCCATGAACTTGTTCGCCGCGAGGAACGGCGCAGCGGCAAGGCCGACGCCGAGGCCGCCCATGCCGAGGCCGCCGATCATGCCGCCGAGCGGGCCAGCGCCGAGGGCGCCCATGGTCGGCATCAGCGCCTGCCGCGCCTTCGCCATCCGCTCGCTGCTTGCCTTGACCTCGCGCTCGACCTTGCGCAGCGCCGGCGCGACCTGCTCGGTTTGCACCACAACGGGGATGTTCAGTTGCGGGATTGCGCTCATGCCGACTTCCTCCGGATGTCGAGGATGGCGCGCCCGACTGCGCGGTTCATGTGCATCCTCATGCCGCTGCGTCCGACCATGCCCGCCTTATAGAGGTAGTGCCGGGCGTACTGGGATTGGAACGTGCCTTTGCGGCCACGGATGCCGCGTCGCCAGCCGCGCCCGCCGCCGGCGCTGCCGCCCTCCGAGAGCGTGCGCTTCCGCTCCCTGATGGTGCGGACGTGCGGCTTGCCGTTGCGGTAGACGGTGATCTTGCGCGTCGCGACCTCGCCTGCGTCGATGCGGATGTTGCGCTGGATCTCCTTGACGCGCTCGCTGTTGCCGCTGACGCCCTTCGGCCATGCGTGCCAGCCGACCTCCATGAAGTGCGACTTCCAGCCTACGAACGGCGACTTGCGACCGAGCCGCGCGGCGGGCGGCGTTTTGACGCGCTCGGCCTTGACGCCGACGGCGGCCCAGACGGCGCGTTTGTACGTCTTCACCTTGACGGTCAGCTGCTTCTTGGTGCGCTCGGCGTTCTTCCAAGCAAACCGGCGCGCAGCCTTGACCACCTCGCGGCCCCACGGTCGCAGCGCGTCCTTGGCGATGCGCTTGCGTAGCGCGGGCTCGAACTTCTGGAGCGCCAGGGTGAGCGCCTTCACGCTCTTCTGGTCAATGGTCGCGGTGACGTAGCCCGCCCCGCGCGCCGTCGTGGTGCCCGGCGCGCTCCTTAAGTTGGCGCTGGATGCTGCGCCAGTCGGGTATTTCAAGCGACGCATTGATGATTCCAGCGGGGATGCGGTCTAGATCCGTGCTCAGGTGTTGCAAGGCGCAGCGGAGCACGACGCGCTGCGCCTTGGTCAGTCCCGGCCTTCCTCGTAGAGGAGCTCGATCTCGCGGCCCAGTTCCGCGACGTACGGCGCGTAGCTCGCGAGCACCTCGGCGACGGAGCCGAACACGCGCTGCCCGTCCTGCTGAAGGTGGTTGTAGACGAACCACGCGTACAGGTGCTGCGGCGTGTCCTTGCCGACCTGCAACGCTTCGAGCAGGTCGAGCGCGGACGGGCGGCGTAGCTCTGCCTCGACGCCCTTGAACGTGATGCGCTTCGGCGTGCAGGCGAAGATGTCGCGGATGCTGCTCATGCGATGGTGATCGCGCCGGTGAACTGGAGGGTGACGCTCGCGCGCACGGCGCTGCCGACCTGCGCGGTGACCTCGAACGAGGTGACGGTGGCGTTGCCGGTGTAGGTCATTCCTGCGGCCATCGTCAGCACGGTCGCGACGGGCGCTCCGTTGCCGTTGATGTTCGTCTCGAGCGCCGCGTGCGTCGTGTCCGCCTGGTCGTAGAAGATGTCCAACGTCGCGGTGGCAGACTGCAAGCCGGTCACGAACGACGAATTGGTGGCACCGATGCCAGTCACGTCGAGAGCCGGGCGGCTCAGGCTGACGGTCGCGGTGCCCACGGCGCCGATGGTCGTGCCGCCGAACGAGATCGATGAAAGGGTCGAGGCAAGTGCCATGAGCTACTCCGTGTAGATGATTTCGATGTTGCAGACGAGCTCGGCGGGCTGGTTCTCGTCGCCGTCGGCGACGGTCGCGCCGTCGACAGTGTGCCCGAGCACGGTCACACAATCGAAGTCGTAGGTGTCGTAGGTGCCAGGAATCGCGCGGGCGATGATGCCCGGCAGGATGTCGAGCGCGCCCTGCGTGGTGTCGGCGATGACGCGCAGCTCCACCTGCACCTGCCGCAGCGGGCTCGCGCCGATGCTGAGGCGCTCATCCTCGCCGCACTCGAAGGTGATCGCGGGGAGCACGGTGTCCTGCAGGCGGAATCCATGCGTGATGCGGCTGTCGGGGATGCTGTACGGCGACGCCGACAGCGTCGTGCCCGTGGTCAGCATCGCGCGGACGGCGCTCTCGATGGTGGCCATCAGTTCACCTCCACGCACTGGATGACGGCGACGCGATCGGCCTCATCGAGGTTGCGGATCGTCTGGATCTTGAGCGTGCGCCCGCGCACGGTGACGCGGTCGACCTCGGTGAGCCCCGCCTGCTGGACGGCCTGCCAGCGCGCACGGAGCTCGACGCTGCGCACGACGGCGACGCCATCGCCGTAGGTCTGCTCGACGGCGGAATCCTCGCGCAGGTCGCAGCGGAACGTGCCCGCGTCCGTCCAGGTGGCGGTGCGCATTCCGAGCGCGTCGAGCGTGCTGCTCGGCGTCTGCCGCGTCGCCGTCCACCGGAGTACGCCGCCGGAAATCATCGGAGACGGCTCCCGGTCGACACCGAGTCAAGGATGTACTGCACCGACATCGGCACCGTGGTGAGCGAGATCGGCTGGAACGCCTCGGGGTTGTTGTACCACGCACCGACGAGCGCGATCACGACGTGCACGATCTCGTTCGGCACCGCGCTGTAGCCGGCGTTGTAGTTCACCGAGATCGCCGTGCCCTCGTAGATGGCCGGCGCTTCGAGGAACCGAATGCGCACCATCGGGCCGTCCGTGCGGTCGATCCAGTAGTCGCCCGACGGCATCGTGGTCAGCGTGTTGGACGAGTCGTAGTAGGTGACGCTCGTCAGTGAGTTGAACGGATACGCCGGCAGCAGCGTGTTGGCGAATGACGCGAGGTACAGCGTCTTCGCCTGCGGCGTGAGCGTCAGTTCGGTCTTGCGCTCGACCAACGACATCGCCGCCTCGCGCAGGCGGATGAGATCGGAATCATCGTCCGCGTAGTCGATCTTGAGCGCCGACTTGATGGTTGAGAGTGGTACCGACATGGAAAGCGGCGCCGGGGGGTTTCCCCCCCGGGCCACCGGAGACAAGAAAGAATCAGGTCGCGTTGAGGCTGTAGATCGCCGCGAACGCCTCCGGCAGCATGATCTTGCTGTCGGTGCGCATCCAGGTGTACAGCGTGCTGCGCATGTTGGCCGCGCCGCTGTAGGGGTCGATCATGGACTGCATGCCGCTGCGGTCGAAGATCTCGAAGTAGTCCCAGTGCCCGCAGACCGCGTACGCGTT